AAGTCTAAATATCATCACCATGTTAAAATATAGAATCATTCATAAAGAGGTTGTGTGTGATGGTCTTGACAAGAATGATGCTCATAATGTTTTATTACAAATGCAATCCCAAGAAAGTAAAATCCTAGAGATAGAAGAATACAAAGTCACAAGAGATGACATGAACCGACAAGTCAAAGGTTTAGGTCGTGACCCAGACTTGTACGATTAGACTTATAAATATACTTGAAGGAGTCTATTTATGCCTAATAGTTATTTTATGGGTCTTGATGGATTCGTCTGGTTTATTGGTGTCGTTGAAGATAGACAAGACCCATCTAAACTAGGACGAGTCAAAGTTCGTTGTCTAGGATTTCATACTGAAGATAAAAACGATATACCAACAGAAGACTTGCCTTGGGCTCATGTCATGCATCCTGTCACAGACCCATCTATGCAAGGTATGGGAACAACACCTTCTTTTCTTGTAGAGGGAAGTTGGGTCGTTGGTTTTTTTCGAGATGCGACAGAAAAACAACAACCTATAATTATGGGTTCACTTCCAGGCTATCCACAGACAGTTGCAGATACAACAAAGGGTTTCAATGACCCCAAAGGAGTATACCCCCAGAAAGAAAATGTTTTATCTGGACATGAACTCAATGAGTCAGATGTCAATAGACTTGCAAGAGTTGATTCAGATAAACCATCAAAAATTTTAGCAACAAAAGAAGGTGCAAGAATTAGAACTGTCAAGGCTGCAGATGGTTCTGTTTGGGGTGAACCAAAGTCTGCATATAATCCATTCTATCCTTACAATCATGTTTACGAATCAGAGAGTGGACATATAAAAGAATTTGATGACTCTGTGTCGGATGAAAGGATACATGAGTATCATAGAAAAGGTACGTTCTATGAAATAGATAAAGATGGAAATAAATCAACTAGAGTTATCGGAGATAATTATGAGGTTATAAAGAAAAGTGATTTCAGATATGTAACTGGAGATTTGAATCTAACGATAAAGGGTAAACTAAATCTTAAGTGTGAAGGATTCAATTTAGAGGTTGTCAATGATTTTACCGAAACGATAGGTGGAGAACACAAGACATTTGTATCTGGAATACAATCTACAACTGTGAATGGTAATGTAACAAAAACTTACACGAAGGGATATACTGGTCAAACAATTGGAACTACTGTGCAAAGGTTTGGTGATACAGTAGAAAATTATCATCTCATAACAACACAAGAAGACGGAACTAGAAGTACTCCTACTCTAACTAATCATCACGAAGCAGATGTTTTACATAAAGTTACAGGAGAGGTTGAGTTCAATACAACGACTAATTTTGAAATAATCTCTGGTGCGACTATAGATATTGATGCAACAACAAGTGTCCTTGTAGATAGTGCATTAGTCAATCTAAACTCTGGTACTGCTTTTGCAGCTCGTGTAGGTGACCCAACACTTGATGATGATGCAGACACAATACTTGATGGGCCTGATATTGGTTCGATTACCTCTGGGTCTACAACAGTTAAGATTGGTACAAGTGCCCCCACAACTGCAACTGTAAAAGAAATAGAAAAGATAGACCCAGTAGTTATTAGTGATATTCTGATAGATGATATAAGTGAGGTTGGTGAAACTGGTAGTGCTGGTGGAGCTCCTGTTCAAGACTCAGATGATGCAACAAGTTTGTCATCACCAGGCGTTGATAATCAATCATCACCAGATTTTGAAACTGGGGAATTGAGAACAAGAGCAGTAACTAGAACAACACTCGGAGATGTTTCTGCAAAGTATGAGTCTGGTAATAGAAGTGTAGCAACTGCAAGGGATACTGGTGGTTATTATTCATACGGACTATATCAAATAAATTCAGAGGGTGAGAATAGTCCTATCTCTAAGTTTATTGAATGGGCAAAAAGTATCACAGAGTATAGGGATATCGGTAATCGGTTAGATGAGATTGGTGCATCTGCAGCTGGTTCAAAGATTGATTCAATCAGACAACCATTTATTGATAGGTGGGTACAAATTGCAACTAATCAACCAGACCTTTTTAGAAAAGCACAACATGATTACATACAAGTCACACACTATGAACCAGCAGTTGAAAAGATAAAAAATGAATTTGGTTTAGATGTAAATGGTAGTGGTTCAAGTGGACTACAAGATGCAGTATGGAGTACAGCAGTTCAACATGGGCCAGGTACAAATGTTTTTAGAAATGCACTTACATCATTAGGATTTCCTTCTACATCAATATCAGAACTCAGTAACAAAGATGTAATAGGTGGAATATATGATGAGCGTTCTAGAGTGGTTGTTCAAGCAGACATTGATAGAAAACCAAGATTTAGAAGTGATGGTACTATAAACAATCCAAAGGGATATCAAACTGCTGATATAGGAAAATTAATTTACTTTAGAAATTATCTAACAACTTTTCCAGATAGACAGAAATCTATAGAGAATAGATATGCAAGTGAAAAGGTTGATGCACTCTCAATTGCGTAACCATTTTTGTTATAAATAATAAAATAGGAGTCAACAAAAATGTCAAGATATGATGCACAGTTGCATAATGATAGTGATCGTAATGTAAGACAATATTCAGATTTAGATTTGTTTTTTAGTAGAAAAACATCTAATGGAGATGTCAATAAAATCACAGATGTTCAAGCTGTAAAAAGGTCTATTCGTAATCTTGTACAACTAAATACTTATGACAAACCTTTTCACCCAGAAATATCTGGTGGTGTATTAGAGATGTTATTTGAAAATATGTCTCCGATAACAGGTCATGTTATTGCGAGAAAAGTTGAGTTAGTTATTGAAAACTTTGAACCAAGAGCAAGACTTGTTTCTGTTTCATGTACACCAGATTTTGATAGAAATGCATATGAAGTAACTGTGGAATTTTATATTGTAAACGCACCTACTGAACTTGTTGACTTAACAGTTATGTTAGAAAGATTACGATAATGGCAAATAGTAAAAGACTCAGAGTAACAGAATTTGATTTTGATGATGTAAAATCAAACCTCAAAACATTTCTAAAATCACAAACAGAATTTAAAGATTATGATTTTGAAGGTTCTGGTATTAATATTCTTTTAGATACCCTTGCATATAATACTCACTATCTTGGTTTCAATGCGAATATGTTAGCAAACGAAATGTTTCTAGATAGTGCATCACTACGTTCAAGTGTCGTGTCTCACGCAAAAACATTAGGTTATGAAGTATCTTCTTGTAGAGCTCCTATTGCTACATTGAGTGTAACTTTGACTACTGATAATGCAAGTGCAACAATGCCATCTGGGACTACATTTACTACAACAGTAGATGATACCAGTTATCAATTTGTAACAGTATCCGATATAACACAAACAACCTCTGGTGGTAAAATAATTTTTACTGATGTTCCTGTTTATGAAGGAACATATATTACATCAAAGTATATTGTTGATACATCTGATGTAGAACAACGATTTATTCTTGGTGATGTTAGAGCAGATACATCTACACTCACAGTAAAAGTACAAACCTCTGCAACAGACACAACTACTACAACATACACAAAAGTAACTGACATCTCACAACTTACTACCACAAGTGAAGTTTATTATTTACAAGAGGTAGAGGGTGGAAGGTTTGAGGTATACTTTGGAGATGATGTTGTGAGTAAAGGATTATCAGATGGTAATATAGTTCAACTTAATTATGTGGTTACAAATAAAACTCTTGCGAATGGTGCATCATCATTTTCATCACCATCATCTATAGATGGTGTGAGTTCTATTTCAGTTACTACTATTTCAAATGCATCTGGTGGTGCAGAGTCAGAAAGTATACAATCAATTAAGTTACAAGCACCTTTAGATTATGCATCTCAAGGTAGAGCAGTTACTACAGAAGATTATAAAGTTTATGCAAGAAAATTATTTCCTAATACACAAGCGGTATCTGTATGGGGTGGAGAAGATGGAAGTTTTGATGTATCCTCTGGAGTTTCATCTACACCAGAATATGGAAAAGTTTTTATCTCAATCAAAAGTAATACAGGATTAGATTTATCCGATAACCAAAAATCTCAATTGGTAAAAGATTTTGCAAAATATAAAGTATCATCTGTAACTCCAGTTATAGTAGATGCAGAAACTACTTTTATTATTTTAGGTGTGACATTTCAATATGATTCCACATCAACAACATCAACTGCAACAGAACTTGCAAGTGCAGTAAACACAACTATTTCTAATTATAATAATAGTGACTTAAAAGATTTCAATAGTCCGTTTAGACATTCTAAACTTACAGGACTTATTGATGATACAGATACATCTATATTAAATAATACAACAACTGTTACATTAGCTAAACTTGTAACACCTATAACAACATCTTCAACTTCTTATACATTGAATTTTAATAATGCATTTTATAATCCATTTTCTGGATATAACGCAGACAATGGTGGTATCGTTGCATCAACTGGTTTCAAACTTGGAACTGGTACTACAGAATATTTCTTTGATGATGATGGTGCTGGAAATCTAAGAATATATTATTTGGTAAATGCAGTAAGAACTTATTTTGATGTTCAAGCAGGGACAGTAGATTACACGAATGGAATAATTAAGATAACATCTGTTTTGATAACAAGTGTTTCAGATGTGGATGGTGCATCATCTACTAGGTTTCGTTTGACAGTTATTCCAAATTCAAATGATGTAGTACCTGTAAGAAATCAACTTTTAGAAATTGATACTGTCAATACAACAGTCACAGGTTCAGTTGATGCGACTGCAACCACAGGAAAAGGTTATACTGTTTCTACTACTGGAACTGCAACTACAACGACTACTAGTGTAAGTACCACTTCATCTACTCCAAGTTCAACACCAACAGGATATTAATAAATGTCCAAGAATGATTCAAAACTTGTGACAAAAGTATCTCCTCTGATACAAGGACAAGTACCAGAGTTTTTACAAAGTGACCATCCTCTTTTCATACAGTTTCTAAAACATTATTACCAGTATCTTGAAGCTGGTAGACTTACTCTAACTGGTGATATTTTTTATGTTGCACTTGAAACGTCTACCTCTTCTTATATCCTAGACGAAACTAATGGTGATAGAATAGTCACAGAGATTGGTGATGGTACGTTAAGACAATTTGTTGCAAATGAAACTGTTACTGGTTCTACGTCTAATGCAACTGCAACTGTTCTGGTGGATGATTCAAGAAATGGTTATCTGTATATTAGTTCTCAACAAAAATTTATAACAGGAGAAACAGTTACAGGTTCTACGTCTGGTTCAACTGCAAAGATATCGGAGTATCGTGCAAATCCAATACAAAACATACAACAACTTTTAGAGTATGCAAATACAGATAATACAATTTATGATTTTCTAGATCAATTTAGAAATTCATTTATGAACGCAATACCAAATACTCTTGCAAGTGGAACTTCTAAAAGAAATTTAATAAAAAGTATTCGTGATCTATATGCAGCCAAAGGAACGTCTGAAGCACATAAACTTTTCTTAAGATTAATTCTAGGTGAACAACCAGAGATAACATATCCAAATCAATATATGATGAGGGTGTCTGAAGGTGATTGGGGTCAAACTACAATCATGAGAGTGACACCAGATAGTGATGTGATAGGTGATGAGGTACTAAACCAATTAATCACAGGACAAACATCTGGTGCGATTGCAACTGTAGAATCTTCAACTGGATTATTACAAGGAACATCTTCTGTAACAGAATTAGTTATCTCTGGTATTACAGGAACATTTGTGAGTGGTGAGAAAGTTACGGCAACATCTCTAACAAGAGATGTAACAGTTGGGTTTACTGTGTCTTCTATTGTATCTTCTGGGACAGTAGTAAATGATGGTATTTTACATTCAAGTGAGGAAACAGTAACAGTTGAAAATGTCGGTAATGGATTCGCAGAGGTAATTATTGATGGAGTATCATCTGGTTCTGTGAGTGGAGTAGAGGTTGATGATGCTGGTACATTATATGAAGTTGGAGATACTCTGACATTTACATCTGTAAGTGCAGACACAGATATAAATTCTGCATCTGGTTTTGTCAGTATGGTTGGTGGTGGTATACAATTAGAGTCTGGAACTCTTGATGACTCAGATATAACAACTGATTCATTATTATTAGAGTCAAAAACACAAACACATTTAGAACCATTTTCTATACAGTTAGAAGAAGTTATAACAGAAACTTTTAAAGGTGATGGGACTACTAAAGTATTTACTCTGACAACTCTTAATACCTCTACTGATGCAACCATTACAGTTTATGTTGATAATGCATTACAACAAACAACTGATTTAATAGGAAATACAATTTATACATTGAGTGGTGCAACACTTACTTTTACAACTGCACCATCTAATAATGCAAAAATATTTATTGTTGGTGGAGATAACGATCAACTTCTTTTAGATAGAACAGACCTTGTTGGTGCTTCTGGTACTTTTCCTAATGATACTGGTGGTTCTAATGTTGGTTATCAAATACTCACAGAAGATGGTTTGAATTTTGAACAAGATGATACACACACTACAATCGTCAATGGTGAAACAAATGATAAGATAGTTTTAGAGTTTGATACTTTTGAAAATTTAGGTGTAACATCTGAGTCTGGTTCAATACAAAGAGTTCATGTATCTAATGGTGGGATTGGTTACACAGATTTACCTTCCATCACAGTTTCAACAACAACAGATGCAAAAGCATCATCTCGAACAAATGCAAAACTTCTTGCAGTAACAGATGATATAGGTGCAGTAGAGTCTCTAAAAGTAAAAGATGTTGGATTCGATTATACACCAACTAATCCACCAGACCTAACATTACAAGCACACTTTGTAGTAAAGGATATAACTGGTACATTTGCGACAGACAATACACTAACATCTCATGTTGGAACAGTAAAAAGTTTTGACTCAACCACAAATATTCTAGACACTACCTTTGAAAATGTCGTAAGAGTTGAACAGGAACAAACTGGTACATTTAACGAGGGTATAGAATTAGAAAATGGTACTGTTGAGTTTAGTGGGTCAACCACAGATTATGATGATTCTACAACTGGTTCACCAAATCGTAGTTTCCAATACGCAGATGGTACAAGAGATTTATTTTCTTCAGTAGTAGATCAAGGTATTGCATTAGAAGATGAACAGGACTTTGATGATGGAGAAAATATATTATTAGATGGTACTGCGATAGTTACGCCTGGTAGTAAATTAGTTAACTTGAAAGTCAAAATGATTAGAAATGCAACTGACACCGCTAATATTTTTGCGATTGATGGTGTCGCACAACCGACATTAGTTTTGACAGAGGGTAACACATACTATTTTGATTTGTCAGATAGTTCTTTATATAATGCAGATACATCAAAGAATCATCAACTTAAATTTTCTGAAACTGAAAATGGAACACATGGTGGTGGGTCTGCATACACAACTGGTGTTACGAGTTCTGCATCTTACGTTGAAATAGGAACTTCTGGTGCATACATTCAAATAGTTGTTGCAACTGATGCACCAGAGTTATTTTATTATTGTGTCAATCACTCTGGAATGGGTGGTGCAATTAAGACTCCAGCACCAGTACCATTTGTAGAAAATGATGGAGGAGATGTATTATTAGATGGAACTTCATCTTCAATATTTTTTGTTGAACTTGAGTCTGGAACTGATACTGGTACTGGTCAACTCAAACAAGAGGCAACTATGCCGACAAGACCATCTCGTATCGTATTAGATAGAACTGATACTAGTTTTACAGACCAAGATGGAAGTATATTATTAGAAGTTGGTATTGACCAAAGTGGAACTTCAATATTAGAAGCAGAAGATAACGAGGGTGAGGTTGACCTTGCTGGACAAGATAATCATGGTGGTAATTTTCTGTTGGAAGTGTCAACACTTTCTGATTTCTCTGGACAAACAAGTTCTACAAATAAAGCGTTTACAATAAGTAATGAGAATGAAAATTTATTAATCGATCGTTATCGTGAACGAGAACAAAATACTAGACTACTATTAAACGGAACAGATGCAGATGGTACAAATGATGGTAAACAACTTGCAACAGAAAATGCTGGTAGAAGATTAGTTCTGAATGGAACAGATACAGATGGTAGTGATGCTAACGCAAATATATTATTGAATGATGAAACTGGGAATGGTGATATAACTTTAAATGGAACAGATAGTGACTCTGTAGATGCTGGAGATAATATTATTAATGAGTCTGGTATAGACTTCAGTAATAAAAATATTACGATTACAGATTCAAGTGGTGCAACTGCAACCATAGTAAAAGCAGATATTGGAACTGCAACGAGTGTTGTTGATACCACATCAACAGGTGCTGGTCAATAC